GGCGGACGCGGGCAGGGTCGGTGGTCGGGTGACGGCTACCATTGGTGGCATGGCCACCAAATCAACTGGAGTGGGTCGCGGATCATCCGCAACTCCGATCGAGCGCAAGCGTCTCAAAGGGTCACGCATACGCAACGGTTTGAAGGCTTCGCCTATGCCAGAGACCGCGCTTGCGCTAGTCGACTTGTCGGTTGTGCCGGTCGCACCGAAAGGTTTGGGCAAAGTTGGCACCGAGTATTGGACGGTGTTGTGGACTGGTGGTCGGCGTCATCTGTCCGAGTTGCACGATGGTCCGTTGATGGGTCGGCTGTGTCGGAACTATCAGAAGATATACGATCTGGAAGTTTGGCTTGGCGACGATGTGACGACTCGCTGGTATACGTCGCCGAATGGGCAGATTGTGACTCATCCTGCCGTCAAACAGATAGAACAAATGGACTCGCAATGTACGGCTTGGTTGAGTTTGCTTGGATTCACTCCGAGCGATCGTGCCAGGTTGGGTTTGGCGGAGATAAGGGTGGCAAATGAATTGGACGCGTACAGACAACGGAACTCCAACTTGGTCAACGCCGAAGTTATACAGCAAGTCTGACGGTCACAAAGTCGTTGACTTTGCGCGAACGTTCTTGCATGTGAGCAAAGGTGTTCGTGCCGGTCAGCCTCTGATTCTTACCGATTGGCAGGTCGCACTTCTTGATGCACTGTATGAGCGTCGTGATGATGGGTTGCTTAGGTATCGTCGTAGTTTGATTGGGTTGGCTCGGAAGAACGGCAAGTCATTGCTCGGTTCGCTGATTGCACTGTATGGGTTGATTGAAGGTGAGCCAGGCGCTGAGGTTTACTCCGCGGCTGGAGATAGACAGCAGGCGCGTGTTGTGTTCAATGAGGCGAAGTGGCAGATCACTCAGTCGCCTGCGTTGTCGGGTGTGTGTAAGGTGTATCGCGATGTTGTTGAGGTGCCTTCGACTGGTGCGATCTATCGTGTGCTATCGAGTGACGCGAAACTTCAACAGGGTTTGAATCCTTCGACGGTTGTGTTTGATGAGTTGCATGTGCAACCAAACTCTGAACTTTGGGATGCGCTAACGCTTGGTTCTGGTGCGCGTAAAGATCCGAACATTGTCGCTATCACCACGGCTGGGTTTGATTTGGATACCGTGTGTGGTTCTCTTTACAACTACGGCAAGCGTGTCATCTCTGGTGATCAGGTTGATGAGCGGTTCGGGTTTTGGTGGTGGGAAGCACCAGCGGAATGCGAGGTGTCGGATCGTGATGCTTGGAATGTTGCGAATCCGAACTTGGCTGAATCACTTCTTGACATCGAGGACATGGAGATTTCGATGATGCAAACTGCTGAGGTTGCGTTTCGGCGGTATCGGTTGAATCAGTGGGTTCGTACCGATGGTGAGTCGTGGTTGCCGAAGGGTGCGTGGGAGTTGTGTCGTAGTGAGGATGAACTTGATCTGAACATTCCTGTGTTCGTCGGGATCGATATGGCGTTGAAGCACGACAGTATTGCTGTTGTGGTTGCGCAACCGCAGGAGTCTGGTCGGATTGTTGTTCGGGCAAAGATTTGGCATCCTGATGGTGGTGTGATGGATGTGGCCGCGGTCGAGCAACACATCCGTGATTTGGGTCGCGAGTACACGGTGCAAGAGTTCGCTTATGACCCGGCATTCTTTCAACGCTCGGCTGAGGCGATGTCTGATGAAGGGTTCACGATGGTTGAGTTCAGTCAATCGACTGCTCGTATGGTGCCGGCTTGCGGGACTTTGTATGAGATGATTGTGAATCAGAAGATTGCACATAACGGTGATCCTGTGTTCGCTGATCAGGTGTTGTCGGCGGCGCAACGCTCGACCGATATGGGTTGGCGTTTGTCTAAAGGTAAATCGAAACGCAAGATTGACGCTGCGATAGGCTTGGCGATGGCTGTGGATCGTGCAACGAGACGGGTCGAGAGTGTTCAGCAACCAGGGTTCTTCGTAGTTTAGGAGTGATGAGATGATTGTTTTATTATTGGAACTAGTCGCAATTTTGTTGATTGCGGTCGGCGTATTTTACATTGCGCTTCCGCTTGGGTTAATATTTACGGGCGTATCTCTGTTGGCCTTCACGTTGGCTTTCGAGCGGTCCAAGAAAGCGGCTAAAAACTAATGTTGTCAAGACTGTTCAACCCAAGAGAAGAAGAAAGAGCGGTCTCATACCAGTCGCTGTTCGCCGCAGGTGACGCATTTCAATTTACGACTAATTCTGGCACTGTTGTCACGCAAGAAGATTCACTCAAGATCGGAACCGTGTATGCGTGTGTTCGACTGATCGCTGACTCTATCTCAACTCTGCCAGTTGACACCTACATCCGTATCGACGGCGATCGCCGCCCGTATCGTCCACGACCTGAATGGTTGGATATGCCTGAGGTTGGTGTGTCACGCACCGACCATTTCCAGCAGGTACTTGTGTCGATGCTGTTAAACGGTAACTCGTTCACACGTATCATTCGTGACGATACCGGTGTTGTTGGTTTAGCTGTGTTGAATCCATTGAAAGTTGAAGTGAAACGCGACGAGTCACGCCGACTGATTTATGTCTTTGACAATCAGTACATCATTCAGCATGAAGACATGATTCATCTATCGGAGTTGCGTTTGCCTGGTGATCTTCGTGGCCGTTCACGCATCGAACTCATCAAAGAGAACCTCGGTTTGTCGAAGGCATTGGAGGAGTTCGCTGCGAGGTTCTTCGGTCAAGGTTCGCACACTTCTGGCATCATCGAGTTCCCAGGCAACCTGACCCGTGAACAAGCGAAGTCGCTTGTTGACGGATTTGAAGAAGGTCACAAAGGTTTGCGCCGCTCACATCGTCCAGGCATCCTGTTTGGTGGTGCGAAGTACACGACAACTTCAGTCGCACCAGACGACTCACAGTTCCTACAATCACGACAGTTCGCAGTTGAAGAAATCCTTCGTGCGTTCCGTGTACCGCCATCGATGGCTGGTGTGATTCAATCAGGTGCCCAAGCGTACGCTTCGGTTGAAATGAACGGCATCCACTTCGTGATGCACACACTTCGACCATATGTCACCAAAATTGAAGACGGATATTCGCGTCAACTTCTAACCAACGGTGCGTTCATGAAGTTCAACCTTGACGGTTTGATGCGCGGCGACTTCAGTTCGCGTGTCGCAGGATACTCATCAGGTCTGCAAGCTGGCTGGCTGTCAATCAACGATGTCCGACGATTCGAAGATCTCCGACCTGCCGAAGGTGGCGAGGCTTACCGTGTACCGCTCGCGAACGTGGATCTTGCCGCTGCTGGACTCACAGAACTTGACCGCAAGACCGCAATCGCTCAGCGTTTAATTAACTCAGGTTTCGAACCTGCCGCTGTGCTGAAAGCAATTGACATCGATCCGATCGCACACACTGGTGTCGCACCGAACATGTTGCAACCTGTCACCGAACCAGCACCGACCTACGACGTGAATCAGCGTGACGTGAATGTGACTATGCCTGAGGTGGTTGTGAATGTTCCACCAGCGAACGTGAACGTGGCCGCACCTGTTATCAATGTTCCTGAAACTGTGGTGCGTGTGAACGTGCCAGAGAACAAGCCGACTGTCCGCACAGTTGAACGTGATACGGAAGGTAGAATCTTGACTATCACCGAAAGGGTTGAAGAGTAATGGCTACAGGTTTATCTGCTTATCTTTGCAACTCGTTTCTTGATGCGCTGGGTAACGCGACTGCGTATTCGGTGTCAACTGTGTATATCAAACTTCATGTCGGTGATCCAGGTGCGAATGGCACTTCAAACGCTGCGACCGAGACGACACGCAAATCTGTTTCGTTCGGTGCGGCTTCTGCTGGTGCGATTACATCGGATGCCGATATCAGTTGGACGAATATCGCAGGTTCGCAAGACGCAACACACTTCACTGCTTGGGACAATGTCAGCGCAGGCAACTTCTTGTTTTCAGGCACGATCACAGGCAACGCCTACACCGCAGGCGACACATACACAATTTCATCTGGCAATCTGTCTGCTTCGCTAACTGTCGCTAGTTAGTAGGCCGCGATGGCGGTCAAAAGATTCCTGCTCGACACGAGCGAACTAAACGACGCCACCACAGGACTCGATGGTCCATCAGCGTTCATTCTTGACGCATCAACACTGAACGGCACGAATGTTCTTGATGGCGGACAGTTCTTAACCACAGCCACAGGTTCAGCGTCGCTTGGTGGAATGTCTGCGACGGCGACAGCGACCGTCACACATTCGGTTACAGCTTCAGCGTCGCTTGATGGTTTGACAAGTACCGCGACTGCCACAGTTATTTTGCCTGCGACAGCATCTGCGAATCTTGGTGGTCTTGTTTCTTCAGCGACCGCAACAGTTGTCCTACCGGCAACAGCATCCGCTGACCTTGGTGGTCTTGCTT